GATGATAAAGAGCCAGTGTTGGAAGTTGTGCAACCTGTAAATCCAACAGTTCCTAATTTGGCAGCCAATACTTATTTACCTCAATTGTTGAATGGTCTCATTGCTGCCAATAATCAGATTCCCGTTGATGAACAAGCCATTCAGATTTTATTGAATGATCAAGCCAAGCAAGCACAAAAAACTTCTGAAGCATGGTTACAAGATTTAATTGCTAAGATTCAGGCTGGTGAAAGTGATGAAGAAATACTTGCTGTATTGTCTGATCTTTATCCGACTGAAGATGAGCCAGCACTTCAGGAAAAGCTGACTCGACTATTTTTTGCTGCCGAAGTTTTTGGACGTTTAGGCGCTCAGGCTGAGGCAGAAAATGACTAAAGTACCTCAACGCCCAGAATTGAATGCATTATTCAATTCACCACCTGAAGATGCGATTGCCTACCTAAAGTCCAAAGGTTTTAAGATCGGCTGGGACTGGCATGAAACTTTGGATGAAGCGCATAGTCGCGCCTTTACTGTTGCTAAGGTTGCTCGAATTGATCTGCTACAAGACATCCGAAAATCATTAATTACTGCACTGGAGCAAGGTCAAAACTTAGAACAATGGAAAGCTGCCATTACACCAACTTTGCAACAAAAAGGTTGGTGGGGAAAACAGACCGTCATCAATCCAGTTGGTATCGAGCAAACTGTACAACTGGGTAGCCCACGTCGCTTAAAAACCATTTTTGATACCAATGTACATAAAAGCCTTGCAGCTGGTCGCTACAAGGCATTGATGGCAACAGTTGATACTCGCCCCCTTTGGGAGTGGGTGCATATTTCAATCACAAACCCAAGAAAAACACATTTAGCACGTAATGGTGAGACGCGCCGCTATGATGATCCATTTTGGCAATATGCCTACCCACCGACGGAATGGGGCTGTAAGTGTAAAGTCCGTGCACGTCGTGCCAGTGATGCTGATGCCTTGGATTTAAATGTTGTTGAAACCCAACCTGAAGATATTGAACAGCATCAGGTTGTGATTGGGAAAAGTAGTTTTACTGGTCAGGATGCTGTTGCTACTCAGACTCGTATTCGTATCAAACAAGCTGACGGTCAAATCACTTATTTCTCGCCTGCGGTTGGTTTTAATAGTCATCCAGCTTCTAGTTATTTGCTCGATGTAGAACTGACCAAGCGAGCTGCTGATCTGCTCGGTGCACAGAAAGGTTTAGAACAGGTTCAGCAAATGTTACTCAGCCAGCCTAGACTCAAAGCACATGAGGCATTTGTTAAAAATGCAGTCAGTTTTGGCAAGCAACAAAACAAGACCAGTACTGTTGGTGTAATTAGTCTGCGTGATATTGAATTTTTGACGAAAAAAAATGTTGCTGTAGAGAGTCCTATTCTGACGATCTCAGACCATCTTCTTGTTGGTCAAAAAGCCAAGCGTCATGGTGCTGCTGGTAATGCACCGACTCTAATTGAATGGCTGGTTTTGCCTGAAGATATTACGCGGCTTGACCGTGTTTTATGGGATGTTAGCAATGAAAGTATGTTGTATCTCTTGCCTGTTATGGCTGAGGATTTAAGTGGTTACACCGATGAGTTTTTAAAGCTTTCGATTCGTTCGAAAAATGGTGTGATGGAGATTGTGAGTATTTTTAAAGTTCAAAAGAGAGCTATCGTAGATGGTTTAAATGCGAATTTTTATGAGGTTATTAGATGATTAAGGCGGTGGACGACTTGCACGTCATAACACTGAATTAACCGTGACCTTTCTATTAGGAAACTACCGCCTTAAGGACAGTATAAATTATGAGCGTTATACAAATCAATAATCAAGCCCTGATTGATCGCATGGAGTTGGTTGCAAGCCGTTTACTTGATACCAGTCCATTAGCCGCTGCGATTGCTGGAACGTTTGCAACAGTTACCGATGATAATTTTGATATGGGTGGTCGACCTGAATGGGCTGGTCGAACTGCTGTGACATTAAAAATCTATGAGCGTAAAGGAATTAAATACGGGGGTGTTTTACAAGTTTCAGGAAATTTAAGAGCCAGAGTTGTCACCAGTCATACTCAGGATGAGGCAGTAATTAGTAATAACATGCCTTATGCCGCAGCGATGCATTTTGGGATCAAACAAGGTGCTTCAGGTAAAACTTCTCGCGGTGCACCAATTCCGTTTGGTGATATTCAACCACGTCCATTTATGCCAATGGATACAGATGGCAACATGCAACCTGAAGCAGAGCGTGAAGTTTTTATGGACGTAGATCACTACTGGCACAAAATATTTAATCCATAAAAATAAACGGAAGTCTTTCCGCCTAATAATAAAAAGCTGGCGATGCGATATTGCCAGCATGAAAAAGACCTTATTAGTAGCCGCGTGCTCATTCGCCCTCGATGCGACATCACCACATCTTGTACTGATTCCTGAAGGAATCTTTCGAGGTATCGATGGTCGTCCAACTGACGCCCCACACTGGGAACTTACTCCAGAGCGTGGTCGTCAAATTGCCGCCGCATTAAATCAACGCTCTATCGATCTAGTGGTTGACTATGAACACGCGACTTTAAAAGCTCAAGAGTCTGGTGATCCTGCACCAGCGTCTGGTTGGCTCAAGCCTGCTGGATTTCAATATATCGATGGAGTTGGGTTATGTAGCACGATCTTTGAATGGACGGAAAAAGCAAAAGGATATATTGAGGCTAAGGAATATAAATACACTTCGCCTGTTTTCTTCTACAACAAAGCTGGTGAAGTCCTCGGACTTCATAGCTTCGCCTTAACCAATACCCCGAATTTAGACACCTTGCCCGAAGCACGTCTTGCTGCTGCGGCTCAGGACTTTTTGTCTCAACAATCCGATGAGGACTCAACAATGAAAGAGTTTTTAGAACTCATGCGTAAATGTCTGGGGCTGCCCGAAACAGCAACAGAACAAGAGTTATTAACTGCTGCAAATAGCGCATTTGCGAAAATGGATGGCGCTTTTGGAACGACTTTAGTTGCTGGTCAGGCACTTTCAATTGCGATTGATAAGGCTATTGAAGTAAAGAGCGCCGCCAATAGCCAAGCACCCGATCTTACGCAGTATGTACCAATTACGGTTTATCAAGAAGCAATTGCCAGTGCTACTACTGTGGCTGCGAATGCAGCAAGCAAGGAATTGGATGATCTGATTATTGCAGCTTGTGCAGATGGACGATTAACGGGTGAAGCAACAGTTAATTGGGCAAAAGAACAAGCAAAGACCAATCCTGAGTTTATTAAAAAACATATTGAAAGCTTGCCAAAAATTGCCGCTTTGTCTCAGAAGCAAACGACTGCAACCAATATTGCTGCAAATGGTCAGCAAGGTAACGGTCAAGAACAATTTACCCCTGAAGCGCTGGCTGTTGCGGCTCAAATGGGTGTTGATTTAGGAGCACAACAATAATGGGCAGTATTTTAAATCAAGATGAGCGCCAAACACCCCTCCGTGAGTTGGGGCTATTTAGCGTGCCAGTGAAAGCTGGTGTTGTAATTTTAGCTGGATTTGCAGCAGCAGTTGATGCAACTGGTTTTGCTGTACCTGTTACAGCTGCTACAGGGCTGACCTATTTAGGTCGTTATGAAGACAGTGTTGATAACACTGATGGTTCAGATGGTGATGTGTACGTATTAGTCCGAAATGCTTGTGCTTTTCAATTTGCTAATAGTACGACTGATCCTGTAACGCAGGCATCTTTTGGGAAGCCTTGTTTTTTAGAAGATGGTGAAACAGTTGCTGAAACAGATGCTACTGGAACACTTTCTCCAGCTGGTCGCGTCGTTGGAATTGACGAAAATGGAGTATGGGTAGAATGAACGTAAATGGTGCAGCACTTAATGCTATTTTCTTGAACCTCAGTAAAGTTTTTAACCAAACTTTTAATGATGTTCCTGTTGAATATACTGCAATCGCCATGACTGTGCCGAGTAATGGCGCATATGTAGATTATCGTTGGTTAGCTAACTTTCCGCAGATGAAAGAATGGATCGGTAAGAAACATATTACCAAACTAGCCGAATACGACTACGTGATTCGCAATAAAGATTTTGCAGCAACAATCGAAGTCCGTCGAAATGATATTGAAGATGATCAGTTAGGTATTTATAAGCCTCAAGCAGAATCTGCTGCATGGTCAGCTAAACAACATCCTGATGAGTTGGTCTTTGCGGCTGTTAATGATGCATTTTCATCAAAATGCTTCGATGGTCAACCTATGATTTCAACAAGTCATAAGGTTGGGAAAACCAATGTCAGCAATAAGGGCACGAAAAAACTATCCATTGAAACCTTGGCAAAAGCACAAGCTTCATTTGGTGCTGCGCGTACAGCAATGCGTAAGTTTAAAGATGAGTCTGGTCGTCCTTTAAATATCACACCAAATGTGCTGTTAGTCCCAGCTGCACTTGAAGATATTGCAAACGCATTAATGACCGTTGATCGTTTGGAAGATGGCAAGCCAAATCCTTACAAAGGTACAGCCAAAGTACAAGTGTCGGCACGTTTGACTGATGACAATGCATGGTTCTTACTCGATACCACTAAACCTGTTAAGCCTTTTGTATATCAAGTACGTAAGAAACCAGTATTTGTGCAGCAGACGAGTATGGAGTCACCATCTGTATTTATGGAGGGTGTTTTCTACTTTGGTGCTGAAGCGCGTGGGGCTTCAGGTTATGGCTTCTGGCAAACGGTTTACGGATCGACTGGTACGGAGGCATAAACCATGTATGTAACGGTAGATGCGATGGTTAGAAAGTTTGGTGAATCTGAACTTGTGACTCTGACTGACAATGAACGTCCTTATCAAGATGTGATTAATCATGACAAGCTTCAAGCTGCTATGGATGCTGCTAATACTGAGATTGATTGCTACATCGCTGGTCGTTATAAGCTACCGTTACAAACCATCCCTCCTTTTTTAACCGATCTAGCCTGCAATATGGCTCGCTATCATGCGTGTCTAGGCAATGTTGCTACCAATGGCGACATTCAGATGCGTTATGACAGTGCCATTAAGGTGTTAGAGAAAATCTCGAAAGGTTTAATTCAGTTAGGTGGTTCACCAGCTGGTGAAAGTGAGCCAGTAAAAACCTCATCTAACAATGTGATTCTTGCAGTTGGTCGTCGTGATTTTGGAGGGCGTAACTGGTGAATCTCAACCTATCGATTATTGAACAAGCCATTAAGGATTTAATCAAAGCGCAAAATTGGGATTATGTGCGTGAAATCAAAACTTATGCTGGTGAGTTTGATGATGACATTAATGCTGTCATTCGTCGTTTCCCTGCAATTTGGATCACATTTCAAGGTAGTAAATCACCTGAAAAAATTAGCCAGAACAAAACACGCATACCCATTACTTTTGTTGTTCTTGTTGGTTCTTATTCTGTAAGGAATGAAGAGGTACAACGTCAAGGTGATGCTGTCAGCATTGGTACTTATCAAATGTTGGCAGATATTCAAAATCTACTCACTGAAAATGATTTGTCTAGTCGATGTATTGAGGGTTTAGCTCCTTTAGAGCTAGGTCGAGTCAAGACCATATTTAATACCAAGACTAAAGATGACTCTATTAGCGTCTTATCTCAAGAATTCCATACCAGTTATGTATTGACTGCTTCAGATCGGGATCGTGAAGAAGCTGCAACTGAAGCTGAAATACACCGTATTAATGTCGACTATTACTTTGAACCAGATGATGGTTTCAAAGATGCGTCTGATTTAATTGAATTAAAGGAAAACTAAGCCATGCCTATTCCTAATCTTGGTATTAAAACCCCAGGCACTTATTTGAACGTCAATATCAATACTCAGCGCTCTGGACTGCCTCAAAATATCCAGAAGGTACTTTTTATTACTACCGATGATCAGCAACCGATTGGTGAAAATCCTATCATGCCAGTAAGCATCTACGATAAAGCTCAAGCAGATAATACGTTTGGTGAAAACAGTGTGGCTGGTCGAATGATTACTGCTGCGATTAAAACCAATCGTTTTGTGGATGTGCAATGCTTGGGAAAGTATCAGGAACCAGCTTAGATTGTTCACCAGTTTCTGGATTAGTTTGGGCAAATAATATTTATCCTAACTCTAGTGGAACTTTAACCTTTGATCTAAGCGCACCAAACCATAATGTTTCAGTTAGTAATGCATCTTTTGAGTTTGTTGAGATTCTTAATCAAAACATGCAAGCAATTTTCATTATGTTTTTAAATGAGTTAGTTACAGCTTATCCGTTTATTAAAATTCTTGGAATTAACAGTAGTCCAGAAAGCACCTATCACTTTGAAGCAGCGCCCGATTTTAATGGCAATTATCTTCTGTATAGCCAAAATGGTGATTTTGAAAGTGATCCAATTACATTAACCCTAAAAGCAGCGCTATCTAATCCAATTGATGATTTATATCCACATTTGGGTGGTGAATCTTTACCACCTCAAATGTCAATTCACACTTGCGGATTACACGAAATCCTTGCCTAAGTTATGGTGAAAATATGCCTATTCTTCAAGATACAATCGCTCCACTCGGACACACAATTATTGCTTTATCAACGCCACCAGATTCTCCAGCAACATTAGCTGATTGGATTGATCACATAAACTCTGTGAGTGATGCAATCAATCAAAAACCAGCTATTCTTGTCATCCCATTTTCAAATATTGAAGATGCTGAAGACTTTGCTGCACAAGCACCAGTTGAAACTTCATATCGAGTACTTTGTGTTTGTTATCATGGTGCAAATGGTCAAGAAGCTGAGCTTGCTGGTGCTATGGCTGCGGCTTTGGCTGACTCAGCTGATCCAGCTGTTCCGTTTAACGGTGTTAATTTAGGTGGAATCACACCAGTTGAAGATCAATATCGACTTACGTTTGAGCGTATTGAACTAGCGCTCAACCGTGGTGTTTGTATGATTGATACTGGAGCAGACGGCAAGCCTGAAATTGTACGTGCGGTATCAACTTATCGAATCAATCCTGATTCTGGTATCGATGATGATTTGATGCTTGATATTAATGGTGCATTGGTCATTGACTATACGCGTAAAGTCGTTCGTGCTGACCTAGCAAAAGAACGTCGTCGCAAAAACACAGCAGCTCAACGTCGCAATGTACGATCTATCATTTTGAAGCGTTTAACTCAATTGGATGATGCTGAAATTCTACAGAATGTAAGAGCGCGTGCGGATGAGTTGACCGTTACCGAACATCCAACAGACCGTTATGCTGTTAAAGCAAAAATTCCAGCTGATTGGGTGCGCGGTATGCATGTCATAGACGGTACACTCGATGTCTACTAAGTTGTTCTAAACCAACCTTGAAGCCTGCAAATTGCAGGCTTTAATATTTGTGGAAGTCTTTCCGCCTAATACTAGAAATCTTTATTTATCAAAATAGCCTCATGATTTTATGAGGTCTCTTAAAATGGCTGAAGAAGCAGTAGGCACAATTGTCATGAGCGTGGATGGGCTTGAGTACGATTGTGCTAAGTTCAACTCTACAAAGAGCAACGGTAAAAAACGTATCTTAACGATGAACCGTAGGCTCAAAGCAAAATATAAATCTGATGGCGTTAAGGTTTATGACATCACTTGCTCAGTAGTAATTCCAGATGGAAAAGATTCTGTTGATTGGGACAACCTTGAGGATGCCCGAATTTCAATTGAGTCTCCAAGCGGTGGTTTCCGTGAGACATACACCGATTGTAATGTCGTTTCAGCATCTGATTCTTACGATGTGAACGGTGAAACCATGCGTGATCTGAATATGTTCGCGATGGACTATTTAAAAGAAACTTTCTAATTGGGTGAAAACATGAAATTGAGTGTGATTGGTGCTCTAACGGTTGCGATGACGGTTTTAGTTAAAGATAAAGCAATCAAATGTTCAAAAGTTGAAGTTAGCGACTTGAGTACAGGTGAATTATTTAATGTACGCGCTCTCGCTAAAGAGGGTGAATATTTATCCTTACATGAGTTAGCAGCGAAAACTAAACTTATAGATGATACTGGCTGTCATCATCCTATTACATATGAAATGTTGCGTGACACATCTTCAGCGAATTTCAAAAAGCTAGAAGAACTTGATTTTGATTTACAGGTAAAGCTCAAAGCCGAGAGTTTAGAGAACCAATCCAGCTAGTTGCGATGCTTCATAATCTGGGCGTTGACTTATCAACTGCTGAACAAATGCCAACGCAGTATGCGTTGGCATTTGTGTCTGAAAAGATGGGTTTGCTTAAAAAACTTCAGCATGAGCGGCAACAAAATACTCATGCAGCACCAAAACCAACAACATCAGATACTAAGTCATATATTTCCACTGAGCGTAAACATTCAAAACCTAAAACTGGAGCAGACAAATGAGCAATAGCAATTCAACTGTTTCATTAACGCTCCAGATCAAGGGGCAACAAGCTGGTCAAGAGATGAAAAAAATCTCAGATCAGCAAATTTCCGCAACCAAACAGATAAATCAGCAATGGACTCAAATTGGCTCAGCTCAGGCAAAGTTTGTTGCTACGGCAAAGACTGGTACACAAGCCACGGTGCAAACTGCACGAGCAAGTGATGGTCTACTTCGCACTAATCGGATGATGGAAGGCGTTTTACGTCAGCAATCTATACAGACAAGAATTCAAAGCCAGCAGTTTAAGCAACAACAAGCCACAGTCCAGCGTTTGACAGGATTAATGCAACAACAGCAGCAATCAGCTCAACAACTTGCTAGATGGATGAAACAAGTTGAAAACTCAAGTAAACAAACACATCAAGAAACAAAGCAAACTTTTTCTTTATGGAGACAAGGTGCAGCTTTAGCTGCTGGAGTTACAGCTGGAGGAGCAATTGTATCCAGTGCAATGCAAAAACCTCGTGATTATGACCAACAGCTTACATATATCACCAACACAGCAACAGCTGGTCAAGGTATGACTAGTAGTGAACGTATCCTAAGTAGAGGTGTTTTGAATGAGTATATTAAACAAGCTATTAGGTCTGGTGGTGGTACACGAGAAGATGCTGCTGATGCTGCAAATACACTGATTGCTTCAGGAAAATATGAGCTAAAAAACGTTGCTCCAGCCCTCAATGTAGCAGTAAGGACTGCATTTGCTACAGGTGCATCGGCAACTGATGCAGCAAATCTTACTGTAAGAATGGCTGATTTTGGGGTAACTGATCTTCAGAAAGGACATGATATTGCCGTTAAAGGTGATCAATATGGAGCTTTTGGTTATAAAGATCAGGCTAAATGGCTTGCACAACAAATGGCAGCAGCTAAAGCGGTCGGATACAGTGGTGAAAAAGGTTTGATCGAATTAGTTGCATTAAACCAAATTGCAATGAAAACTGCTGCAACGACTGATGAAGCTGGTAATAATTTAGTTAATTTGTTGGCCAAATTATCTAGTAGAGAATTTAGTAAATCTGTTTCTGACGTTGTTCAAGTTCAATCAGGTGATCCAACAAAATCAGATGGAAAGAAAAAGCCAAAACAAGTATTTGATTGGAGTACCTATGCAATTCAACAACGTGACCAAGGTGTATATGGAGTTGAAGCATTTATAGGGCTTTTAGAACGTCAGCTAATGGGTAATAAACAATACCAGAAATTACAAGCCCAAGCTCTATCAGCAAAAACACCTGAATCAAGAAAATCGACTCTTGAAGATATGACGAACATTGCAATGGGAAGTCAATTAGGAGAGTTTATTGCAGATCGGCAAGCACTAATGGCTGCATTAAGTGCTGTTTACAATAAAGATAGTTTGCAAACTATAAGAAATGGTTTATCAAATGCAGCAGGCACAGTAGATTCAGAATCTGAAGTTGTTAAGGCAAGTGAATGGGCAAAAGATATGGCGATGAATCAAGAAAAATTATTCGCGCAGTCGAAAGCCTATGACGCTGTTTCAGATTCTTTAAGTAAAGTAAAAGATAAGGTTGTTGACTGGGCGCAACACAATGAGGATTTAGCTGGAGCTGCTTATACTGCAACCGTCGGCGTTACTGCATTAGGAGCTGCTGCTGGTATCACTGCCCTTGGAATTGGCGGTAAGAGTTTATTAACTGGTTCCGCCACCAGTGCAGCTACAGGAGGTGCGAGTGCAGCAGTTGGAGGCGTAGTTAAAACTGCTGGTGTTGCAGCAGCTGGATACTTGGGGTTTGAGCTGTTTAAGCCATTAGACGACTTTTTCTATGGAAAAATTGCAGGATTGTTTGGTGCTTCAGAGGATCGTCCTGATTTTGTACAAATGGCAATTGATAAAAGCCAAGAGCAAAAAGAAGTCCTAGAAAAACAGAACCAATTGATTGAAAAACAGAATCAATTGAGTAGTGATATGGTCAATAAACTGAACTCTTTAATTTCAGCAACTCAGCAAAATAAACCTGTAATTAACATGGGCGGTTCTCTAATGGATCAAATATCCCAACATGCTCGAAATGAAGAAAAAAGACATGGCGTTGACTTATTGTCATTCGGTCAAAAATAAATGGAAGCCTTTCCGCCTAATATAAATAGCTAAGTTTTCGCACAATAAACCTCATATTTATGAGGTTT